CTTTTTTTTAAAAAGTATGTAGGCAACTGAGAAGTGATTTTTGCCGATACTTTTTTCTAAAAAGTATTTGCCGATACTTTTTTTTAAAAAGTATGTAGGCAACTGAGAAGTGATTTTTGCCGATACTTTTTTCTAAAAAGTATTTGCCGATACTTTTTTCTAAAAAGTATTTGCCGATACTTTTTTTAAAAAGTATGTAGGCAACTGAAAAAATGTTTTTTCCGATACTTTTTTTCTAAAAAGTGTTTCTAAAAAGTGTTTCTAAAAAGTGTTAAGCATAGATATTAATTATTTTAATAAATGATTTCCAATATATACTCCCGAATGTGTCCCCTTGAATAGTTATATTAACATCATCTAGAGTTGTTGTCATATTAACATCCCAAAATTGAGAACCAATTGACAATTTATCTGTGCTTCCAACTTGAGACAATTCATTTGTTCCATTTCTTCTGAAACAACTAATTAATTTAAATGAATGAATTTTTAACTGATTGTATCCATTCCCATTTGAAGTTCCAATTATATCAGATTCAATATAAACACCATTTAATCCAACACAATTATGTGTATAAAGTGATTGTAATGTGTCGTTTGTTGTTGTTAATGTTGCCGTTTTATGAATAACATCATCAATTAATATTGATTTTACAGATAACGAATTTGTATTAACCCAATCTGTTCCATTATATTTTAACACATCATTTGATGAAGCACTTGTAATTATTACATCTGTTAAATCATCTAAACTACTGGAACCACCACCACCTACTGATGCCCATGATAATACCCCAGCTCCATCAGTTTTTAAATAATAATTACTGGTTTGTGAAGATGGAAATATATAAGGAATATCATTTAATGTAATTGTATCATTAACAGTTAAAGAAGTTAATGATAATGTATCACTATTAATCCAATTTGTCCCATTATATTTTAACACATCATTACTTGTAGCACTTGTAATAATTACATCTGTTAAATCATCTAAACTACTAGCACCACCTCCACTTACAGAAGCCCATGATAACACACCTGCTCCATCTGTTTTAAGATAATAATTGGCTGTTTGTGAAGATGGAAATAAATATAATTGGTTATTTATTCTTAATGTATTATCAATAGTTAAAGAAGATAATGATAAAGTATCAGTATTAATCCAATTTGACCCATTATATTTTAATACATGATTAGCTTGAGGAACCGCTATTATAACATCTGTTAAATCATCTAAACTACTAGCACCACCTCCACTTACAGAAGCCCATGATAACACACCTGCTCCATCTGTTTTAAGATAATAATTACTTGTTTGTGAAGAGGGAAATGTATAAGTAATATTATTAAGACGGATTGTATTATCAACTGTTAATGAAGATAATGTTAATGTGTTTGTATTAACCCATGAACCACCACTATAATGTAAAAGATGATTATTTTGTGGTATTGTAATAATAACATCAGCCAAATCATCTAAACTTGAAGAACTAACCGAAGGAATAGAAGCCCATGATAATATACCCGCTCCATCAGTTTTTAAATATTGATTTGAAGAACCATTATCAGGAGGAAAAATATAGTTAACGGAACCAATAGATATATTATTGGAGTTCATAACAATTTGACCACTTCCATAAACAATAAATTTTGAGGATTCTTGATTATTTTTAATTTGGAAATATGATGTATTATCTGTATTACCTAGTGAAAAATCAATAATTCCATTATGAATCGTTGAACCATTAAAATTTATATTTCTTTCACTTTGATATATTTTAAAATCTTTTACATTTAAAATATAATTTTCGGGTAATATCATCCCATTATTAAATGTTGCAATATCCTGAAAAGTTGAAACACCAAAAACTTCTAATGTTGTATTTAAAATTGATGCCCCTTGAACACTTAAATTAGAACCAATTGAAGTTGCTCCAGTAATATCAAGTGATGAACCAATTGTTGTTGCTCCTGAAACATCCAAAGAAGAAGTTAATGTTGTTATTCCAGCAACATTTAAATTGTTATAAAATACCACCGATCCCGAAACATCTAATGAAGAACTTAATGTGGTTGTTCCAGATACTGATAACGAATCTAATAATGTTGTCGCACCAGCAACACCCAAAGTAGAATTTAAAGTCGTTGTTCCCATTACTTCCAATGATAAATTAAGTGTAGTCGCATTACCAACAGTTAATGTTGAAAATATATCTGTAGCACCAACAACACTTAATGAATCGTTTAAAGTTGTAGCTCCAGTGACACTTAAAGCATCCGATAATGTCGCAGAACCAGCAACCCCTAAAACAGAAGATAATAATGTTCCACCGGTTACAGTTAATGAATCCGATATAATAGTCCCCCCTATTACATCTAATGTTGAATTAAGACTTACACTCCCCGTAATATTAACTGTTGAACCTAATGTTGTCGCACCGGAAACATCTAAAGAATCATATAAAATAGTTGCTCCACCAATTGACATTGTACTATTAAATGTTCCAGCACCACTAACTTGTAATGAATTAGATAAAGTAGTTGCTCCGGAAACATCTAATGATGAAGACATTATAGTTGCTCCTGAAACACCTAATGAAGATGATAATGTAGTTGCTCCTGATACATCTAACGAATCAGATAAAGTGGTAGTTCCAGAAACCGAAAGAGATGAATTTAATGTAGCACTTCCAGCAACTGAAAGAGATGAACTTAATGTAGTTGTATTTAATACATCTAAAGTATCCGATAATAAAGTCGCACCAGAAACTGATAATGATGAAGTTAAAGTAGTCGCACCAGAAACTGATAATGATGAACTTAATGTTGTAATTCCTGAAACATCAAGCGAATCAGATAAAGTTGTTGTTCCAGCAACAGATAAAGAAGATAATAATGAAACAGTACCTTCCATAAGTATATTATATAGAAATGTTGTAGCACTTGAAATTGTTAATAATCCACCACCTGTTAATGATAATAATGAAATATCAGATTCACTTTTAATTTGAAAAGATGTATTATCATTATCAGTTCCTAGACGATGAATTATTTGACCATTAATATTGGAACTATTTAAAATATAATTAGCAGTTGTATATGTTAATATTGTGTTATTTTCATCATATGAAATTGTAGCCATTTCGAATAAAATGAATTATATCGTATTATATATTATATTTGATAAAAAAATGGTGAATTAGGATATGTAAAAAAATTGATATAAAAATATAGATATTTAATAAATAATAGATTAATTATAAGATTAATTATATATTTCTACATAGAATTTAAATGAACAATGGTGATAATTCAAATTTCTATCAAGTTGGAAATTATAAAATCAAAAAAACACCAATTGGAAAAGGACAATCCGCATTTATTTATGAAGGACTTGAAATAAATACAAATGTAAAAGTTGCTATTAAAGAAATTAAAGATAAAAATTCAGAGAAATATAAATCATTGATTAATGGCGAAATTGATATTATGAAAAAATTAAAACATCAAAATATTGTTAGTCTTTATGATGTTGTTCAAAGTAATGATCATAAATCTATATATGTTATATTAGAATTATCAACAATTGGCGATTTTCACAATTGGTTAGATGGTAAATGTTTAAAAGAAGAATATTGTAAAAATTATATGAGACAATTAGTTAATGGATTACATTATTTACACAATAACGGAATTATTCATCGTGATTTAAAACCACAAAATATACTTATGTTTGGTGATGGAAGACAAGTTAAAATTACCGATTTCGGATTTGCTAAATATACATCTGAAGATGTAATGAATCAGACATTTTGTGGAACACCATTGTATATGGCTCCTGAAATTTGGTTCGGACAATTATATGATTATCGTGTTGATTTATGGTCTCTCGGAGCTATAATGTATGAAATGATAACAAGCAAACATCCATTTCATTCAAAGGAAATACGCGAATTAACAACTAAAATTAAAAACGGTACTATTATATTTCCTAAAAAAATATCTAATCATTGTTTAGATTTATTAAAAGGTTTATTGGAAATTGATCCAAATAAACGTATTTCATGGGAAAATATTATTAATCATCCATGGTTTGAAATTGATGATTTATTAATTAATGAAAATCGATTACTTGAATTTAGTATAACTAGTTCAATGAGTTTAAGTAGTCTTCCATCTCGTAATTCAACATTGGGAAGTATATTTAATCAACCCGAAGAATTAAATCAATCTTTTAAAAAATTCAGTTTCCATTTAAATGAATTTGATAATAAAATTGGTTGTTCCCCTCCACGTGTTGATATACAATTAATACATAATAAAGACGTCAACAAACAAAACAATAAATTACCAATTGGAACCGAACAAATTGAAGATGAACAAGAAGATAAATTCTATTCATTTAATGAAGATTTAAATGAAGATTTAAATGAAGATAACAAAGATAACACTGATAATAAAAAAAATAATAATCAAGACATTTTACAAATAAAAAAAGAATTACAATTATCTCTTAAAAAGGATATGGAATTTAGTTTAGATATACGTGATATATTTGAATCAAATAATATCAACAAAATTTCTAAAAATACATACTTAATAAATAGTCAAAATGATGATTTAAACAATAGTCATTTTAATATGAATAATAGTTATAAATCTGATAATTTAAGTTCATCTGAAGAAATAATCATTGAAGAAACAGGAGATAAATTTGTTTATATTAAAACAAATCCAATTAATATTAATCATCATATTAATCATTCAAATTTAGAAACTAGAAAACACAAACGTCTCAATGGTATTTTTGATTCGGTTCGTTCTTCTGTTCGTTCTTTTGCTAGAGATTCTTATGATTATATTTCAGATCAATTCAAATCAATTTAAATTTTTACACCTTTTATTTATAAAATAATATCTAAATAGAATATTAATAATGAGTGGTTTATTTTGGTTTATAATATTTTTATTATTCTTGGTAATGCCTATAATACTTTTAATAGTTTTTATTAGTGTTCCTAAAAAACATAATCAACATAAAAAATTGATTCAAGATAACAGTTAATATACAAAAAAATAAAATGACACATATTTATAACACAATGGCGAAAGAACAAACAAAAAAATTTATGGATAATATTACAAATCTTACTCTAGATGAAAAAATAGAAAAAATCAATCAAGAATTATCTAATTTACATAATTATCTAGAACAACCCGATAATATGTTTGAATGTATACATCTAGAAAATAAAATTAAACTACTTGAAAATGAAAAGACAAATATTATTAACCATATTGGAAATCAAATATCATAAAAATTGATTT